ACCTATTGATAGACCTGAGTGAGTTTGAAGTTGTGGACAATCAGGTAAATGTATCTCTAGGTGGGTGGAAGAACACTATGGGTAATGGTGCTACTTACCTGAGAATCTCAGCAAGTAAGCCTTGGGTTAAGGAGGAGTCTGGGTCTGCGTTTAAACGCACTAAAGAAGATGATGATGTACCTTTTAATTAGAATTATGCTATAATGGGGTTGTCTATTACACGGTATATAACTCATGCATGATTCAAAAGTTTGTTTTAAGTGTGGTGAAAGTCAGTTGTTAACGGAGTTTTATAAACATTCTGGAATGGCTGACGGTCATCTTGGTAAGTGTAAATCCTGTGCCAAGAAAGATGTAAAAGATAATATAACAAAGAATCACGACTATTATCTGGAGTATGACAGAAGTAGGGCAAATTTACCTAATAGAATAGAGGCTAATAAACACTACTCTCAGACCGATGAAGGTAAGGCTGTCGCTAGAAAAGCAAAAGCAAAATGGGCAGAATCAAATGTTATTAAACGTTCTGCACAATTGTTGGTTGGCAACGCAATTAAAAGTGGTAAATTAACCAAAGGAACACAATGTGTGGACTGCGGTATTAATCATGACAGGTTGCATGGACATCATGATGACTATGCCCTTCCTTTAATAGTCAGGTACTTATGTCCAAAATGCCATTGTAAGTGGCATAAACTTAACGGAGAGGGGTTGAACGCATGAGCAAACCAAAAGAATCACATCACAAAAAGAAAATCTCCAAGGATACTCATATCGAGTATCTGAGGGAGGATGTGTTGAAACTCAAGGATGATATAGAAGAATTGAAGGCTGAGAACTATCAACTGTTAATCCAGAATAAAAACTTGGTTTACAGTGCTGACGATGCTGACAGCGAGATATTAAGGCTCAAGACTATTATATCTTACCTTGAAGCACAAATTATTTTGAGGTAATCATAATGAACGCATTACAGTTTGAATGCACGAAGGTCGCGCTTAAGCAAGACCGCTCTGGATTCGTACTGACCATTAGTATCCACCCAGACGAGATTCCCGAAGAACTGATTCGGGATTTTGTTGGGTCTCGATACGGAATAGCAATGGTTAGGATACAGGATGACGAAACTGCACAGCCTGTTAATAACCGTGTTAAGAAGTCTGCAATCCTCTGTCGTTTCAGGGGGTTTCAGGAATGGTTAGATGAGATAGGGCATAGGGGTATATCTGAACTTGGAGCATCAGCAGAGGAGAGGGCAATAGCACATATCTATGAGGTGTGTGAAATCTCTTCAAGGACTGAACTCAATGGCAATCAACATGCTAAAGATAAATTTGATGAAATGGAAAGGGAATATGACATCTGGAAAGATAAAAAAGACCCCTTCTAGGGTGTCCTTCTATGTCTATCTAACATTAGATGGGGATGAGAAGGTTAGGAAGTACGCATCCGATAACCACATGAACCTATCTCAACTCACTAGAGAAGCTTTGAATCTGCGAATGTCTACTGGAGACCAATACAATGCTGGATTTAATGCTGGTTTAAACGAGGCAATGGCTATTACTAGGCAAACCAAAGGGGGAGGGATGATGTTCCCATCAGGTAAGACATTTGCTGCATTGATATGCGATGGTATAGAACAGCATATGAGGGGGAGACATGACAGACCATGATGTGGAAATGGGTGTTATATACAGTGGTGTAGCTATGCTCGGTCTGCTTATTAATGGCGGGTATGCTATAGAAGAGATACCATCTATGGCTAAAGCATTAGCCAAGAGCATGATGACTGAGGAAGATGGCATCCTAGCAATTAAACAGAAGAGACGGAAGGAGCGTTAGCATGGACATAGCATTGATTGGGTTTGCTTTTCTAGGTCTGTCAGCAGTGGCATTCGTATTGTTTCTATTTATTATTGGGTATGTCACAGACTATGAGCACAATCCAGTGAAGCGTTACAAGCGCAAATGAGTAGCCACGATGCATTCCTCGGTGACCTTGCCAGAGGTAGGGTTATAGAGGAGCAAGTTCTCAAGATTATCCACAAGAAATACCCATGCGCTTGTATTGTGAATGGTTTTAAGGGCTATGATATATGGATACCAGAACTACATAAATCAGTTGAGGTTAAGTATGACCCCATGAGTATGAAGACTGGCAATATCGTAATAGAAATAGAATTTCATGACCAGATGTCTGCTCTAATGACAACCACTGCTGACTGGTGGGTTATATATGATGACCATCAGTATATGGTGTTTACACCCAAAAAACTCGTGCATTATATTTTGATAAACAAATTATCTTATACGACTTTCACAGGAACTGGAGACAGTCATAGCAAAAAGGCATTCCTAATTAAGAAAGACTTATTGTTTAAACATGGATGGGAGCTAAAATGAACAATGAAGACAGGGCTTGGTTAGATAACAAGCTAAAGCAAGATACTGACAAGGCATGGGCACTTAAAGATTTACAGGATAGATTGGAGTCTGCTCGTATACAGTGTACACAACATCAGGAATCCACCAATGAATGGCAGTATTCACGGAATAAGGTAGCTGAGTTAGAAGACAGGATTTATGTATTAAACAATGGGTAAGCGTAGATGGTATCTAGCCCTACAGGATATGGGGTGCATAGTTTGTTTAAACACACAAGGCATTAGGAGCGAGCCTGACATGCATCACATCTCCAAGGGTACAGGTAGGATAGATGACTTCCATACCATACCTTTATGCCCTATCCATCATAGACTGGGTGTAAACAATCACCTAGCGGTGTCTAGGCATCCTTGGAAGAAAGAGTTTGAGAAGAGGTATGGCACGGAGTGGGAGCTGTTTAAACAGGTTCAGGACATTGTGGAGGGAAACAAATGACTTTAGACGAAGTACCTAAAATGGCAGGATTGGGTGACCCAGTTGCTCAAGAAGCTTATGGATGGATGTTCTATGAGGGGCGAGGTGTAGATAAGAGTTATGAAGATGCCCTGTATTGGTATCACAAGTCAGCTGACCAAGGCAACATAGAGGCTCAGTACAACCTAGCCCTTATGTATGCAAGGGGACTAGGGGTGCAGAAGGACATGGATGAATCAGCCAAGTGGGTTCAGTGTGCATCTAGGGGTGGCATATGAGATACCAAGCGATGAAGACACTAGTTGTTGTGTTGCTATGTTTGGTTGGGGCTAAGAACTCACATGCTCTATTTGCTGCATCCATTGTACAACCACAGTCTTGCTTTAGCGCACAACGTGCTTTACCCGCTAACAAGCCATTACCTGACAAGTTAATAACAGGGTACTGCACATGTTACGAGAAGTATAAGACTAGTGATATGCCCGCGATGCGTTGTTATAACATCATGTGGGATGATTTCCATAAAATGAGGAAGTAATATGAATGACATATATGATGTACTAAAGCATGTGTTGAAGGCTAACAGCGGGGTAGGTGTTACTTTAAAACAAATACAGGAGATTATGTTTATGACATACGGATATTCATACGAGGATACGCGCAGAGCACAAGAGGCATTGAAAGAGAAACCTAAGTCTAGTGAAGCAGGTGAGAACTACTGGGTTGCTGGTTTAAACAGCACAACTCCCAGCGATTGGGATGCCGTCAGACCTGATATGGTTAATAGCCCTCCTCATTACACCAATGGAGGAATCGAGACCATAGACTTCATCAAAGCAAAGCTATCACCAGAGGAATATAGAGGCTATCTCAGGGGTAACCTACTCAAGTACGCTAGTCGCATGGGGTCTAAGGGTGAAGATGATGCTGGCAAGGCTGCGTGGTATGCTCAAAGGCTGGAGCTGCTGTGAACAAATCACTTGAGGCTTTGTTGAGGGGGTATATTCTGTTTTCTGTTAACAGGAAAATATATCTGTTATATAACAGTTCCTTGGAAGCAAGGAAAGCTATTGATGGAGATGTATACTTCAAGGGCTTCCATATCATCAAGGGGTGGCTCGGATTCTATCAAAGGGACACGATGTATGTTAAGGGTAGTGGCAATCCAGTCCTATACGATGAGGCTGGTGGTGAGGCAGGATGGGTAAAAAATCAATGACAGTCTTGCGCCCTGACTTTAATAAGACCTTTGTCATAAATGGTGACTTTGCTGATGCACTTTACAACGTGGTACTTGAGTATGACGGGCAGTTGTCTGCGGCTGAAGTGATTGGTGTGCTAGAGATTGTTAAACACTATGTCTTGCAAGGACAGAAAGGGAGTTTGTAATGAAAACTGAAGTCGAAATAGATGATGAGCAATGCGAGTGCATTACCATTAAAGAACTGAAACTGGCAGTTGACTTAAATTTGTCACCGTATGAAGGTGAGTGTCCTGACGAACCAGATTGGGAGTTGCTCGCTGCGCTGGTTCTTGTATTAAGATATTTCACTACACCTACGGATTTAGGGTATTTTGAATTGATTGAGAAAGATATTCAGAAACAAAAGGAGAGATTTACATGTGGTTCTTAATCGCAGCCTACGCTTTCGCAGTCGGCTGGAATGTCCACGACCAAGCAACGACACCAAGAGAGCCGATAATCAAACAGGAGGTGAAGCGGAATGATTAGCATTAAAGATTGGATGGAAGGGGTTAAGTATAGAATCAGCGATGTTTGGGGCTTTAACTGGGGCTGCTTCGGCAAGAACGCTATGGGTATAACCTCGGAGTGGGGTGAGCAAGGTGGGCGCGACTACACGGTTGTCTATGACCCAGATACACTTGAGGTATTCGAGGTGTGTTCATACTCAAGCGCAGACAACACGGCATTACGTTGGATCAATCCTAAGTACAAGGCTGCATACTTCGCAGAGGAGAAGATCAGGGGTATGGACAACATATTTGAATTTGAAGATGTAATCAAATTCACAGAAGTTAATTCACCGAGAGGATGGTCATGGCTAACAAAACTAATTGGGTTTTAGTGGAGTGTATTTCGCAGTATGTAACTAAGTACATGGTGGAATGTCCTGTTGACTTCCCAGAATATGCTTTAGATACTGTGACGATAAATCAAGCAAAGGAGTTCTCACAGCATTATGTTGGCGAGAGTATCCTAAGTTATCAAGTTATTGACCAAGAGGATGCGCTGTATCAATGCGATGCCGACAACGAACACTACGCAAAGTGTGATGTAGAGCAGAAGTTAGACTTATTTTTTACAAAGGAGAGTGAAATTGGTTATCAAAGGAACGACTAGCGGTTATAAAGACATGGCAGATGGTACTCTACGTTTAATCATAGACATAGAGCCAATGTGGGCAAGAGATGCGGTTCAGCTATTCGCAGATCGTGGAACTTTAGTCGCAATCGCAGCATTAGATGAATCCCAAATCGAAAAAATGTAAATCCTGTGGGGTAGAGTTTACCCCTCATAGACCCATGCAGATAGTATGCGATTGGGAATGTGCTGGCGCGCTAAACTTCTTCACAAAGGCTAAAAAGAAGCTACGCGCTATCAGACTTGAACAGTCGAAAGGAAGAAAGGAGTTAAAGACACGCAGGGAATGGCTACAGGACACCCAGAAGGCATTTAATAAGTTTATCCGTACTAGGGATGCCAACGAACCGTGCATTAGCTGTAATCGACACCATACAGGGCAGTATCACGCTGGGCATTATATGGCTACGAGTGTACGACCCAATCTAAGGTTCACGGAGGATAACGTACACAAACAATGCCAACCGTGTAATACTCACCTAAGTGGGAATCTTTTATGGTATCGTATCAACCTTATTAAGAAAATTGGCCAGGACAGAGTAGATGTTTTAGAAGGCGCACCAGTAGAAAAGAAGTGGACTATCGAGGAACTGAAGTTAATCCAACAGAAATATCATAAATTAAACAAGGAGATGATATGATTGAAGATAAGGTATATTTAAGCAAGAATGAACAACGCGAACTCACCAAGACTAGACAGGAACGCATCAGACAGCTAATAGCACAAAAACCCCTCATTCGTACCAAAGAGATGGCTGTAATCATGGGGTTAACTGATTTTGTGGTAACTAATGCTATGAGATCAATCAGAGATGAATTTATTCCAGTTAAGCTACCCAGCACAGGCCACGGAGTATACAAAGGGTTTATCCTGAATCCCGACTATGTTCATGTACCTAGAGTAGATGACCCACTAGCGTTTAAGAAGTCACCACACGGTAGGATGGTCTTTGTAGACGATCTCATGCTAAATAAATATGGAACGAAAGCCCTCGCCCAGCCATTAAGGAAACTACCACGAAATTCGGTAGGTAGCACAATGGAAGGAGGATACTGGTAATGATACTAGACTTCCCTATTTCTGAAAATCTTACCACAGTAGGACATTTAATGACTTCTCCTCTTTCTACCCCAAAAGACTGGGCTGGTGATATAATACAGCTTCGTAAACTAATCAACAACATAGCTGGCGATTGCAACGATAGAACCTACAAGTCTGCGTTGCCATTAATCGTTCAGGCTATAGAACACTTACACGCGCTAACGTATTACTGTGAAACGCATGACGAAAGACTTAGAAAATAGTGGATGACACAGATATAGCCTCAATTAACGAGGAGATTCAAAGAGATGCTGAACTGCAACGAGTACGTTCGATGGTGCGAAAGACACCACGCAGTTCAATTTGTCTGGAGTGCGGAGTAAAGACCGACAAGGGTGCGCGTTGGTGTTCGATCCCATGTAGGGACTTCTGGCAACTCAGAAAAGGTGTGAAATGACACTCACAGCTAAACAAGAATCATTCGCATTAGCTATAGTCAATGGTAAGACACAGGCTGATGCCTACCGTGAAGCGTATAATACTGAAAACTCACAAGAAAATTCAATATATGTAGAGGCAAGCAAGCTAGTTTCAAACCCTAAAGTGGCACTAAGGATAGCAGAGTTACGCAAGACATTGGTTCAAAAGGAGTTATGGACAAGAGAGAAGTCAGTAATCGCATTAGTCGCAGTCTACAACTCACCAGATGCTAAGTGTTCAGACAGGGTAGCCTCGGTGAAGGAATTGAACTGTATGCACGGATTCAATGCACCAGGACAACTCAACGTAGATCACAAGTTTGAGTTACTACTCCCATTCGTTACCCAAAACATGATTGACCGCAATACCTAGTGGGAATCAACCAGTACGCAGTTAGAGATGCTTTCGACAAGTTCCATCGTAGAAAAGAACGCTGGGGAGTATTAGTCTGCCATAGACGAGCAGGTAAGACTGTAGCTTGCATAGCTGAGTTGGTTACTTGCGCCCTCGTTACCCCTAAACTTAATGCACGGTTTGCGTATATCTGCCCACAGTTCAATCAGGCAAAGGATGTGGCATGGGTATACATTAAGCAATTAACATCCGATATTCCTGGTATCTCCTACAACGAATCAGAACTACGCGCAGACTTGCCAAATGGAAGCCGTATAAGGCTATATGGGGCGGATAACCCAGATAGGATGAGGGGTCTATACCTTGACGGAGTTATACTCGATGAATACGCTGATATGAAGCCATCTATATGGGGTGAAGTGCTTAGACCTGCTCTGTCAGATCGTAAGGGCTGGGGAGTGTTCATTGGGACACCCAAAGGGCATAATGACTTCTACGACCTATGGATGCGTACCGAATCGTCAGCAGATTGGTTCAGGCTCATGCTCAAGGCTAGTGATTCAGGCCTGATAGACCCAGTAGAGTTAGCAGCAGCCAAGTGCGAAATGACGGATGATCAATACGAACAGGAGTTCGAGTGTTCATTCGAGGCAGCTATTCAAGGTTCGTACTATGGCAAGGAATTAGCACTATTGGAGAGTTCAGGCCAGATATGCTCAGTACCACATCAAGTAGAAGTCGAAACCCACGCAGCATTTGACATAGGTTACTCAGATGATACGGCTATTTGGTGGTGGCAGATCATCAATGGTGAGATCCATGTTATTGACCACTTTGCCACAAATGGGGAAAACATCGCCTTTTATTCAACAATATTGTCCGAAAAGGGGTATAATTACCCCAAGATGGGAGGCAAGCCTTTTGTATGGCTACCCCATGATGCTAGAGCCAAGACATTGGCAGCGGCAGGTAAGAGTGTTCAAGAACAGTTCTTAACGCTAGGCTTTGCTAGTAGGATTGTGCCTACGCTGTCCATTCAGGATGGTATTCAGGCTGCTAGAATGACCTTGCCTAAGTGCTGGTTCGATAGAGATAAATGCAGGGATGGATTAAACAGTCTGTCGTTATACCGTAGAGAGTTTGACGAGGGTAGGAAGGCGTTTAGAGAGCATCCATTGCATGACTGGACTTCTCACGATGCTGACGCCTTCCGTATGCTTTCAGTAGCTTGGCGAGAGGAACAGAAACCTAAACCCCCTCCTGAGATAAGATACCCGACCCAGCAGACCATCGCTGAGTTAATTAAAGCCCAGCGCAACAAGCGCATTAATGATGATTAGGAGATAGTATGCCATTCGGAACAGATCCGCTAGACATTTACCACAATAACGTATGGTATAGCCACACAGGGGCGCAAATATCAGGACTAGATGATAACAATGTAGTATCAGCGACAGCAGTCATGGTGAACGGCAATACAATTTTCACAGCTACTGGCGATGTTACAATACACGATTTGGTATCCGTATGCGTTACAGCTAATAACGCTACTGCCTCAACACTACAGTATCAAATAGTTCCCACAATAGGCACATCAACCACCATCTCAGGTGCTACCACTACACTAGCATCAGTAGCAGCAGGAACAATAATAACCCTAGTAGGCGATGCACTAGCTACTGCCCCTGTAATCTCACCAAATGGTGTAGGGTTAAGCCAAGCTGCTCGTGGTGTATACTTCCCAGCAGGAACGCTGAAAGTTGTTATAGGAGTAGGATCAACAACTGGCACATGGAAACACTACCTTAGATACACCCCATTACAAGCTGGCGCGACTGTAAGCTAACATGGAAGCCCAGAACGAACGCAAAGAGGAACTGGGAGAGGGCGATAAGGGTATCCAAAGAAGGTGGATGCTCGAACTCAAGCTATCTGATAAACGCGAGGCTGAATGGCGTAAGACTGCCAAATCTACTATAGATCGCTATCGTGGTAGGAACAGGAAAAAGAACAGTTTTAACATACTGTGGTCGAATACCGAAACTTTGATGCCAGCGGTATACAACTCACTTCCACAGCCTAATGTTCGTAGACGGTTCAAGGACGAAGATCCAGTAGGTAAGGCTGTATCCGACATACTCTCACGTTCACTAGAGTTTAGCGTTGATATTGAGCAGTTCGACACGGCTATTAAACATTCATTGTTGGATATGTTGTTAACTGGTCGTGGTGTCAATCGAATCCGCTACGTTCCATCATTCGAGCAAGTAGGCTACTCTGACGAAGAGCCACAGGAAACTGAATCACTACAGACTGAATCCCTAGAAGTTGAAACAACCGAGGAACTGGGCTGGGAACAAGTAGTAATTGAGCATGTTCAATACGATGACTTTCGTATGGGTGCAGGAAAAACGTGGGAAGAAGTGCAATGGATCGCCTTCCACCACAGAATGACGCGCGATGACCTAGTAGAGAAGTTTGGCGATAAGGGCGAGAAGATGCGCCTCGATGACACCAACGATGAGGATGTGAATCGTGAAGATGAATCCACTATTGATGCCTTCAAGACTGCAAGTGTATGGGAGATATGGGATAAAGAGGAAAAGCAAGTAATCTTCGTATCCCAGAACTGTACCGAGCCTTTAAAGATACTGGAAGATCCGCTAGAGTTAACTTCGTTCTTCCCTATCGCTAGACCTGTATACGCTATCGTTGATGGCGGTACTATGCTACCTACTACGCTTTACTCGCAGTATCAAGAGCAAGCCGAGGAACTGGACAAAGTATCAACACGAATCAACAAGATATACGATGCCCTCAAGGTTCGGGGTATATACGATTCAACCATGAGTGAGGTATCAGAACTCCTGAAGGGTAACGATAACGACTTGATTCCAGCCCAAAATGCTGCTGCTTGGTTAGAGCGTGGAGGCATTGAAAAAGCTATCTGGATGATGCCTATTGAGCAAGCTGCCAAGGTGGTAGTTGTTCTCACTCAGCAACGTGAAGCCTGTAAGCAAGTTATCTATGAAATCAATGGATTAGGCGATATTCTACGCGGTCAGTCCAACGCTAGTGAAACGCTTGGCGCACAGCAGATCAAAGCCCAATGGGGTACGATGCGTATCTCGACACTTCAACGTGAATTACAGCGTTATATTAGAGATATGATGCGTATTATGGCTGAGATTATCTCCGAGAAGTTCCAGCTTGATACCTTGCAGAAGATGACAGGCTTAAACTACCCTACTGACGAGCAAGTTCAGCAAGCGATGATGCAGTACCAATCGCAGATGGAGATGTTCAACCAACAGGCTCAAATGGCTCAGATGCAGCCACCTGGTCAACCACCTATGGGCGGTACACCACCACAGCCACCACAACAGCCTGTACCACCACCATTCACTTGGGAGAGTTTACAGAAGGTTATTAAGGATGACTGCCAACGCACCTACAGGATCGATGTGGAAACCGATTCAACCACAGCTTCGACTGTCCAAGAGGATATGAAGGGCTTGACTGAGTTGCTAACTGGTATCGTAGCGTTCGTGCAAGGTGTAGCCCCAGCCGTACAGATGGGTGCATTACCGATGGAAGCTGCCAAAGAGATTATGATGACCATATGTCGTCGATCCAAGATGGGTTCTGCGGTAGAGGATGCTCTGGACAAGATGAAAGAACCACAAGCCCCACAAGATCCTAATGCGGGTGCAGCAGCAGCAGAACAAGCCAAACAACAGCTTGAGATGCGTAAACATCAAGACTTACTACAACTCAAGAACATGGAGTTGCAAGGACAGGCACAGCTAGAGAAGGCGAAACTAGACCAATCTGCTCAACTAGAACAGATGAAAACGCAAGCTACAGCCCAGTCTGAACAGATGAGAGCAGCAGCCGATGCCCAAGCTAGTCAAGCACAAGCCCAAGCAACGATGGAAGTCGAACGCTTCAAGGCTGAACTCAAGGCACAGTCGGATGAGATGGCACAACGCTATTCAACCGAGTTGGAGATGGCTAAACTTGAGAAAGAACAGGAGTTTGAACGGTGGAAGGCTGAACTAGATGCCTCTACCAAGATACTGCTAGGCCAGATCAGTTCCAAGACCACTATGGACACAGCCATGCTCGCAGCCACTAACGCAGCCAACACAGAAGTAGCTGAATCACTAGGGAATAACAATGTTATGTTCAACGATGACAACAACAGAATGGATATGATGCTGCAAATGCACAACGATGCTATGGGACAGATAGGCTCTGTAATGGAACACCTACAGAAGCCCAGAACCATCCTTCGTGATGCTAACGGCAAGATTGCAGGTGTACAATAATGGCAGCTTATATAAAGTACGAAAAAGGCATAGAGGTGATGATGGAGGCCGATGACGATGCGCCCAGAACTGTAAAGAATCTCAAATATAAACCCAAGCCACGAAAGGATGACTTCGGGAACGAAATCGTTGTACCAGAGGCAATATCCGCATTAACTGTTGAAAGATATACACTAAAACCAACACGAGTTAACGCAAATGAGTTACAATCGCATTTAGAAATAGATGACGAAGAAGCTATTTTAATGTTCATTTAGGAGTAATCATGGCAATCGTAAGCGCAGTAGCAGTACAGGCAGCACTAGACGCAACCGAAAAGAATATGAAGATTCTGAGGGTTAATCCAGTTAGTTCCACTAAAGACGAGTTCTATGTATCTGGCGGTGTAGCACCTTATGCTGGCAAGAACAGATGGATACTCACGACCAATACAGATAGCGCAGCGACACAAGCCACGACCATTACCAACGCGATGGTAGGATAAATGCCAGTATTTGACTATCTATGCCCATGCGGTAAGAAGTTTGAAAGATTCTTAAAGGCTGCCAACGTAGCCGAGCAACAGTATTGTGAGTGTGGTAAGACTGCTGAGAAACAGCTAACATGTTGTAACGTATACGTTATGCAGTCATACCAAAGCCCAGTAACAGGACAATGGATAGATTCACCCAACCAACGCAAGAAGGACTTAGCCGAATCAGGCTCAAGACCCTGGGAGGGGAAAGAGATAGAAACACAGATGGCGCAAGGCAGGGAAAAGGAATTTGATTCAATGCTAGATAAGTCGGCAGAAAAGGCTGCAACCAACGCTTTTCACGACCTACCACTAGCAACAAGAAAGGTTTTAACTAGCGGAGAAGCTGCACATGAGTGAAGATCTGGAAACCCAGAAAGACGAAGTTGCACCAACGATGGATGAAACAATAGGTAGTGCTTGGGCTGAGATACAGTCTAGGAACGAACCAGAGGCTCAAGAGAAGGAAGTAACTGAATCTGCCCCTGTGGTAGCTAGTTCAGAAGATAATGCGCTTACGACCCCTTCAGAGGCTTCAGAATCGATACCTGATGCAGAACCAGAAAGTACAGTACGCGCCCCATCTTCATGGAAGAAGGAACAACAAGCCAAGTTTGCAACCTTGCCACCAGATATACAGGCAGAGATTGCTAGACGAGAAGGCGATATACACAGAGGTGTAGAACATTACAAGGTAGCTGCTGAACGTGGTAACACATACGAGAAGGCATTTGCCCCATTCAGAGATACTATCCAGAAGATAGGCACTACACCAGAACAGGCTATTACTGGACTGATGCAGACCGACCATAATTTACGTTATGGATCACCAGCACAGAAAGTAGCGGTAATTCAACACATTATTCAATCATACGGTATTAATCCCGAATGGTTCGATCAACAGAATAACTCGCAAGCTAATCCTGAGATAGGACACTTGCAGAACAGATTGCAACAGTTTGAGGCTCAACAGGCTCAACAGATGCAGAATATGCAGGAACGTGAGGCAGCATCGCTAAACAACGATATAGCAGCCTTTGCAGCAAAGAATGAGCATTTTGAAGCAGTTAGAGATAGGATGGCTACTCTATTAGAGGGAAACGCTTCTAAATCACTTCAAGAGGCTTACGAAACAGCTATATGGGCAGACCCAGCGATTAGGGCAACTCTACTTGCAGAACAGCAAAAAGAGATTCGATCTAAAGCAGCTACCAAGGCTATAGAAGCAAAAAAACTGTCTAGCGCAAACGTGAGAACCAGGGGAGTAATACCTGCTCAAGCTGCGGTAGGCTCAATCGAAGATACCATTCGTTCCAAAGCTAAAGAACTTGGAATGTATTAAGGAGATAAATTATGGCATCACCAGCAAGCACCATTATCACAGCGTGGAGTGAACTAGCTTCCACGACTTATCGCGCCCACTCGAAAGAAGTGGCCGATCAGGTTTGATTTAGACCTGAATAAATTCCGTGAAATGCTGGAAACCCCTTATAGCTTGATTAACTACAGCAGATTGAGTAATCGAAAATGCGAATGTTAAAAATAATCAAGATTGGGCAATCAGCAGCCAAGCGACCTAGGGATAGGTTGAAGGTTCAACGACTAGGACAAAAGCCAAGAACTGGCGTATAATCCCAAGAGCGCGGAACATTGTTTTTTACCAGAGAGGAGAATTCCGAATGGCTGTTATATATGCTTTAGAATGTAGTGTTAACGGTTTTGCTTACATAGGTGTTACAAGTAGTAAGCTAAGTAAGCGACTTCGGGAACATAGATGTTTGTGTAGGAATAACAAGCATCATGCGGTTAAGTTAACTGCTGATTGGTTGAAGTATGGAGAAGGTGCGTTTAGTATCAAACCACTAGAAGAAGGAACATACTCACATCGAGGCGCACGTTGCGAAACAGAGCAAAAATGGATAAATCATTATGCTTCGCTTGGCAAACTGTATAACGCACACGAACAATCACAAGGACTTAGTCCAGAGAGTATTCGCAAAGGTGTTGCAAATGCGCATAAAGAGCGTGGCAACAGATGGACACCAGAAGCGAATGACAAGCGTAGCAGGGCTCTTAAAGGCAGGGTGTTTACACCTGAACATTGCGCACAGATTAGCGCAGCTAAAAGAGCTAAAAAACAATGATGATATAGTCTGGACTAATATGAAAGTATTAGAAGTACGGATAAAGAGCCGTGCGATAACAAGATCGACAAAACACAATGCTCTGTTCAGACGTTTGACAGAAAAAGGCCGTACTCGTGTGGAAGATGGTGGTTTGACCATCGTTCAACCACTTGATTACCAAGCTAACTCCACTTATCAGCGTTACTCTGGCTTCGATGTATTAAACATCAATGCTGTAGATGTGTTGACAAGTGCGGAGTTCCCTTGGAGGCAAGTAGCAGTAAACGTAGCTGCATCTGGCTTGGAACTGCGTACTAACTCTGGCGAGAACAGAATCATTAACTTCACCAAAGCTAAAGTCAAGAACGCTATGCGCTCAATGGCTAACGGTCTTTCTACTGATATGTACTCGGACGGAACTGCTGCTAACCAAATTGGCGGTCTGCAAGCCCTAGTATCTGATTTGGGAACTGGTACTGTAGGTGGTATCAATTCAACAACTTGGACATTCTGGAAGTCTATTCTGCAATCAGCAGCAGCACCACTAAACGGTGTTTCAGCTATCACCCCATCAGCATCCACCATTGAGGCTCTAATGCTTCCATTGTGGCTCAAACTGACTCGTGGTACTGATATGCCTGACATGATCGTTATGGATGACATTTATTTCACCATGTACGAACAGAGCCAAACTTCATTGAAGCGTTATACTTCTGATGAAAACGGTGCAGGCGGTATGATCTCTATGAAGTACAAGAGTGCTGATGTGTTCTTTGATACTTCTGGCGGTATTCCAGCAAGTCATGCCTACTTCCTGAACACAGATTATCTTGAGTGGGTTGTGCATCGTGATGCCAACATGACCATGATGGATGAGTTGAGATCAGTTAACCAAGACGCTGTAGTTATTCCAGTTCTGACCCAAGGTAACCTGGTAGTTAGTGCTAGATTCCTACAAGGCTGCATGAAGGCCTAAGTCTTAATCAATTCACTTATAAGGAGTAATAAAAATGGCTTATGGAACATCAGACCCACGCATCGGTAGTCAAGCGATCTCGACTACAGACACGGTGCAAAACCACCCACTTGGCACAATTATCCGTGCCAATGATCCAACCTACGGAGATGGAGAATTTATCTATCTACTTGGTGTTGCTTCAACAACTGTGGGTTCAGTAGTTACTTATGACGCATCTACATACCAAACGGTATTGAGTGCTGTCGGTGGTAACATCCCTCGCGCAGTAGCGATTGCTATGTCGGCTAACGTGGCTGCTGCCTACGGTTGGTATCAGATTAGCGGTCAAGCAGTTATAGCTAAATCTTGCCTAGTATCATTGGCTGCTGGTGCAGCAGTTGGTGTGCTAACCACAGGATTCATTGCTGGTACTGGATCTGGCAAGGAAATTCAAGGTGCGGTAGTATCAGCAGTTGCCTCGGCAGCAGCAGGTCGTACCACAGTAAAGGTAATGATCGCAAGACCCCATAAGCAGGGTCGTATTACCTAAGTTGGTGTAGTTTTAAGCCCCTCAGAAATGGGGGGTTTTTGAGTTCATCAATAGGAGATTCAATGTTATTGCCGTATGCTAATCTAAGAGTTCAGCATCAAAACCCAGAGGCTACCATGCCTCTTATTTTACCTGTTCATGTTATATGCAATACTTCAGATGATGACCTTTATAACAATGTCAGGACTAACTCTAAGGATAGAGGGAACTGGGTCAAATGCTTACCAGAGCATGACGGAATGGCAATTATCGTAGGGAGTGGCCCATCATTAGCAGATACTATCGAAGATGTAAGGCAGCTAAAGCTGGGTGGTGGTACTATCTTTGCGCTAAACGGTGCAGCTAAGTTCTTAAATGATAACGGTATTCTGCCTGATTACCAAGTCTTGCTCGATGCTAGACAGGAAACTGCTACGCTGATTAGCAAGGCTAAACGATACCTATTCGCATCTCAGGTACACCCAGATTGCTTTGCAGCCAAGCCAGAAGCCCAGCTATGGCACTTGCAGATAGGTGATATCGAGAATGAACTAGAGTGGTATGTGCCAGCCTATGCCTTGATCGGTGGGGCTGCTTCAGTAGGTAATACGACTACTTGCCTAGCTTATACACTAGGATATAGGAATTTACACCTATTTGGGTACGATTCTAGCCACAAGAACGGATGTGGTCATGCCTTCCACCAGAAGATGAACGAAGGCGATCCGTGTGCAGTAGTCAGGTTCCACGGTAAAGAGTACACAGCATCATTCACCATGAAGCTACAGGCTGAGAAGTTCAGGGAAACCGCCCAAGCCCTAGTTGACATGGGTGTTAGCATAACAGTACATGGAACAGGATTATTGCCTGATATGTGGGCTAATCCCGACATTGTGGAGTATATGACCGAACAGGAGAAGTACGAGCAGATATGGCAGATTGATGCCTATAGGATTGGCTCTCCTGGAGAACGCTGTGCAGAGAACTTCTTTAATATCGCTAGACCATCGGGCAAAGTAATCGACTTTGGTTCGGGTACTGGTCGTGGTTCGATCAAGATACACGAGTACGGCTGCTCACCATTCCTAGTAGATTTTGCTTATAATTCAAGGGATAAGGAAGCTATGAAGTTTCCATTCCTACAGCATGACCTGACCAAACCCCTACCAGACGATGTATTCGCTAAATATGGCTATTGTACGGATGTAATGGAACACATAGAGCCTGAAAATGTCCGTAAAGTGATAAATAACATCATGGACTGTGTGGACTACTGCTTCTTCCAGATATGCGTGGTAGACGATGTTATGGGTCACATGATAGGGCAAACCCTTCATTTAACGGTAAAACCCCAAGCATGGTGGCAAGATTTATTCGAGGAATTAGGGTATAATGTACTCGAAGCGCACGGAAATGAAATTGCATCAATGTTTTATGTTAAAAAACGAGTGGCAACCCACAAGGAGAAAAGATGATACAAGCAGCGAAGTTACCGTATGTACGCTTTGAAACAGAGGTAGAGGTAACCAAGGATCTAGAAGGTCACAATCAGTACAAGAATGTGATAATGGCTCATATTACCCCAGCAGGTAGTAAGGATGAGATCGTAAAATTAGCAGATGAGTGGATTGTTCAGTTAATGGACAAAAGTCAGACTAGAGGCCCATTCGATTCAGCAGCTAACGAGTATGAAGATTGGCATAAACGCTTTAGCAAGATGCTCGCTGCCTACAAAGATGGCATCGACATGGCTACGGAAGGAACACCAATCAGGGCTAGTCTAGCATTTAGCCCAGCCGAGGTAGCACAATGTGAGAGTGTTAAAATCTTTACATTGGAAGCCCTAGCGGTATGTAACGAACAAGCCATGAATAACATGGGTATGGGTGGTAGAACACTTAAACAGAAGGCAGAGAAGATACTTGAAAACTTTGCTGGATCGAAGGTAGCAGAAGAAAATACTGCTCTGAAATCTAAACTTGAGGCTATGCAAGAACAGCTAGACAAGTTGATGGCTAATCAGCCAGAGAAGGCAGAGAAGAAGCGTAAACCGAAGGAATAACTTTATAGGGGAAGTGTATGTCAATGTTAACGATGGTGCAGTCAGCTTGTGTTAGGCTGGGCTTACCTTCCCCAAACTCAGTAGCAACAAGTTCAGATGTTCAATACCTACAACTCCTAGCCCTTCTCAACGAAGAAGGTAGTGAGTTATCCGCTAGGACAGAGTGGCAAGTCTTAATCAAAGAGGCTAGTTTTACAACACTAGCTGCTGAGATTCAAGGTACATTAGCTACTATTTGTCCAGGATTAAATTACATTATCAATGATACGATCTGGAACAGGACTATCCGTAGACCTGTATTCGGGCCATTAGGCGCACAGTATTGGCAACAACAGAAGGCTATGTTTACTGCTGGGCCGTGGAATCAGTATAGGGTTAAGGGTAACAACCTTACCTTCTTCCCATCACCTGCTGCTGGACAAGATTGCTACTTTGAGTATGTATCTAAATATTTCGCTACTGATTCTACAGGCGCAGTTTATAAATCATCTTTCACAGTAGACAGCGATATATCCTTGTTCAATGAGGACATAATGACATTAGGTCTTATATGGAGATGGAAGGCCAACAAGGGGCTAGACTTCGGCACAGACTACCAGAAGTATGAAACTCGTGTGTTGATGGAGATAGGCAGAGATGGGGCTAAACCGATTCTAAACATGGGAGAAGCCAGATATGACATCTTCCCAGCCGTTGTAGTTCCATCTGGAAGTTGGTCAGTATAAATGCCAGCCAAGAGTAAAGCCCAATTACACCTGATGCAAGCCGTTGCACATAATCCAGACTTTGCCAAGAAGGTAGGAATACCCCAATCTGTAGGCAAGGAGTATTCGCACCCAGCAAGCAAGAACCTACCAGCGCACGTTAAGATGGCACACGCATTACGCAACAAATCTTATGGCTGATTCATCGGGCTTGTTTGGACTTATGGGTAATGATAGTGGCATAAACGCTGCTAACATCCTGCGTTCCAGATATAGACAGCCTATCGCACAAGCTGCTATGGAGAACGCTGATACAGGCTCTATACGCGCTACTCCACCAACTCCATTTGAATCATGGCTGAATGAATCTGGTCAGCGATTAATGAACCCAACCGACACTATAGCGCAAGGTGTGCAGAACTTTACTCAGCAAGAGCCAGTAGACATGGGAATGAGCCTATTTGGTGGTGGGTTAGGCACGATTAAAGCAACCCAAACAGCGGGTGAGTTGGCTCAGAAACTAGCACATGATCGCGCTATGCTGCCTGTATCAGAACATGGGCTAGGGCTTCCTACTGGTAATACGGCTATGGATAGGGCCAATGCTCAAAGTGCTGTAGACTACCTACACGGAACAGAAAGATTAGACAGGCTGTTGTCTGGAAAAAATCTTGATCCTAAACGAGCAACTTCTGGCCCTATGCCGTTCGGTACAAATTCACCTGATATAGCATCTAGGTATGCTATGAGCAAACAAGATACTAGCAGAATGAACAATGACATGGGAAGTTTAGACCAATACTTCCAAGTATCACCAAAGTCATTGGGGTACAGAGGAACAAATCCATATACAGTAGAGCAAAGCTGGCATCATTTATCACCAGATATTAAGGCTGATATTTTAGATAAATCACGCAGGATTGGATACCAAAATATAGATGAAGCATCAGGTGCTTGGACTTTGCATCCAACATCAGAAGGTGCGCCATTTGGTGATAGGACTTACGACTATGCACTACAAGAAGCAAAAGGTAATCCGTTAGCAGCACTCAGAAGTTTGTATGGCGAGAGTGGTATGCTAGACCCTTACGCACCATCTGAACTAGCTGATATTTATAAGTTATCTGGTTATCCGCATGAAATTAGCCAAACTAATGCACCTTGGACAGAGGCTAAAGGTGTGCTACTTGGCAAGGCAATGATGGAGAGGCCATTAAATACAGGAAATGTTGAAGAAGTACAAAGCACAGTTATACCAGCATTAAAAGCAGCATTTGCAAAAGACAGAACAAAAACATCAGCATCTAACTCTGACCAATGGGCTAAAAACTCTAGATGGACACCAAAAGAATGGGTGAACCAATTAGAGCAAGATGTCGCTGGCGGTCATAATTCTTATGTATGGACTTCTATCCCAGACAAAGTAACTGAGCAATTAAAGAAATTAGGATACCAAGGCATCATAGATACAGGTGGCAAGGGTGGTGGCGCACAAGAAAGTCATCAAGTAGTAATACCGTTCAACCCTCACGATATACGTTCACGGTTTGCAGCGTTCGACCCTTGGCGCAGGAACGCAGCTATAGCAGCACTAACTGGAACAGCAGCACCAGACCTAATGGCTGGAGAGAATGATAAATTAGTCAACGCATTAAGGTCAAAATGAAAATACGCAATACTAAAAGAGTATCAGCCACAGCTAACGTATCTGCACCAGTTGGCGGTCTAAATGCGAGAGATTCCTATGCAGCGATGGGTGCTGCCGATGCTGTAAAGATGGATAACTGGTTTCCACTTACGACAAGCGTACGGATTCGTGCTGGCTACTCAAAGTGGGCTACAGGGCTAGGAACTACTGTCAACACGATCATGGCTTATAACGCTGGCACGACTAAGAAGCTAATAGCTGTTGCTGGTACTAACTTCTACAATGTGACTGCTGGTGGTGCTGTAGGGGCTGCTGTAACGACCTGTACGAACTCTAACTGGCAGCACGTTAACTTTGCTACTGCTGGTGGTTTCTACCTATCCTGTGTTAACGGTGTGGATGCACCCAAGGCTTTCGATGGTACTACTTGGACTAACCCAGCTATCACAGGGGTTACCACGACTGAATTAATCAACGTAACTGTTCATATGCAGCGACAATGGTTTATCCAGAAGGACACCATGAAGGTATGGTATCTGCCTATAAACGCTATTGCTGGTGCTGCGACTGCTATTGACTTCTCATCTATATTCAAGCGCGGCGGCTACTTAATGGCTATGGGTAGCTGGACTATTGATTCTGGCGCAGGTATGGATGACTACGCTGTATTCGTTACATCTGAGGGTGAAGTAGCTACATATCGAGGTATTGATCCATCATCTGCATTAACTTGGAGTTTGGTTGGTACTTACCAAATAGGCTCACCAATGGGCAGAAGGTGTATGTCCCAGTACGCTTCTGATCTGCTAATCATTACCCAAGACGGATTAATGCCTATGTCTAAGGCATTGATGAGTTCACGGGTAAGCAATAAAGTCAGTTTGACCGATAAGATTCAATACATTATGTCATTGGATATAAGCACTTATTCAGCTAACACAGGATGGCAATGTAGACTGTTCCCTAGAGAGAATATGCTATTAATGAATGTTCCTGCTGGCAATAGTGCGAATTATCAATACGTTATGAACACCATCTCAGGTGCTTGGTGCAAGTTTACAGGCTGGGATGCTAGATGTTGGGAGATGTACGCAGATGACATTTACTTCGGTGATGGGCTGGGCAACGTATGTAAGGCTTGGGATACTAACGCAGATAGCGGTGCTAACATAAATACTGATATTATTCAGGCATTTAACTATCTTGGCACACAGAACTTAAAGCACTTCAAACTAGCTAGACCGATATTTAGTTCCACTCAAAGCACTATTAGTGTAACACTAGGGTTGAATATAGATTTCAACTTTAATCAACCATTGTCTACCAGTTCGGTATCATCTCCTGGTGCTGTGGGTGTGTGGGGTGTATCCAAATGGAACGGCTGTCTATGGGGTTCAGCACTAGGTAATGTGAAATCATCGTGGAATACATCTGGTGGTATAGGATATTGCGCTGGTATGCACATAGCTACAGCGAGTAATAACACTACATTTACTTGGCAGTCTACTACCCATGTATTCGAGAAGGCTATCGGCTTTTGATAATAACTGATCGCCAAGAGGAACTGGGAAGGTGGTTAATGTCAAGGCTAGGCGGTACATATCTAGCTGGTAGGGGTGTGTATATAGGATTAGAGCGAAACGGTCTAATATGCGCTGTAGCAGGGTTTGAGGACTACAATACAGCCAGTATGATGGGTCATTTAGCTGTAGATGGCGGTAGGATGGATTTAACATGGATTAAGTATTGCTTCAGGTATGTGTTTGATATTGCTAAAGTTAATAAGCTAATTGGCATGGTATCTAGCACAAATACAAGGGCTTACGCCATGAATCTAAAGTTTGGCTACATAGAGGAAGCGGTCATCAAGGATGCCGATAAGAATGGCGATTTAGTCATTATGACCATGACAAGAGAACAATGTAACTACATTGAATCATCAATTTAAGGTATAATGCTTAAAAGTGGCAACCCACTCATAGCTAACTAAGAGGAAATACTATGGGTAAGGATTCGTCACCACCACCAGCACCAGACTACGCAGGTGCTGCGAAACAAACAGCAGCAGGAAATCTTGAGGCTGCTAGAGCAGCAGCATCTGCTAATCGTGTCAATCAAATCACTCCGTATGGTTCTATAACCTACAGCCAAGCACCAACCAATTATGCAGGAACAGGAAGCAATACTCCATACACTCCACCCAGGACTGGGATGGCTGGTTGGTTGGATAGCATATCTGGTGTCAACACCCAACCCCGCGATTTAAGTGGGACTTTAAACCCTGACGCTGGGTGGAGCATGACCACCAGTTTATCGCCTACCCAACAAAGACAGTTCGACCAAAATAATCAAATAAACGAACAGCTTGGCGGTGTAGCACAGCAAGGTCTAGGCTACGTTCAAAGCGCACTAGGAAGCCCATTACAGGGTGCTAATGCCCTATCTACTAGCGCAGGTGATCCACAGCTACTACAGCAAAACGTACAGAACGCGCTATATAATAACGCTAAACAATATCTTGATCCACAGTTCGCACAATCAGATACGGCACTAGAATCTAAACTAGCCAATCAAGGAATAACTAGAGGTTCTGAGGCATTTAATACAGCTATGCTCAATCAGAGTAATGCTCGTCAACAGGCGTATGAATCAGCTAGGAACTCGGCTACTGCACAAGGTGTAGGGGCTGCTCAAGGTATGTTTGGACAGAACCTGCAGAACTCACAACTCCAGAACGCTACTAGCGCACAGGACTTTGCGTCGAGGCAAGCACTACAGCAAAACCCAATCAATATGCTGAACGCGGTTCGTACTGGTCAGCAAATGAACACAGCTACCTTGCCTACACAACAGAACGTGGCTATGCAACAAGGTACTGCTGGGCCAGACCTACTGGGTGCTGCAACTGCTACAGGTCAGTACAATCAAGGTATCTACAACGCTAATCAAGCTGCAAATAGCAGTATGGTAGGTGGTCTAGGGCAAATGGCTATGTCTGGTGCGATGCTGTATTGAGGATATTAGAGTTTAGTGGTGGAAAGGATTCGTTAGCAGTTTTGTTGCTGTTGAAGGATGAGTTGAAAGATATAACTGTATTGTGGGCTGATTCTGGTGATAGCTTCCCAGAAACCTACGCACAGATGGAATTAGTGAAGAAGATATGCCCTAATTTTATCACGGTAAATGGATTCCAAAAAGAAGTGATTAGAGATTTTGGCTATCCTGTAGATGTGTTACCAGTAAGCTGTCATACATCCTGTAAAGATTTACATGGTGAACGACCAAAGTTGCAAGGGTATTCGGAATGTTGTGTAAGAAGTTTTATAATGCCTCTACACAACGCAGCCATACAATTAGGTGCAACAGAGATAATCCGAGGGCAGAAAGCATCGGATAGCATGAAAAGTAATGTTAAGAACGGTGACATTGTAGATGGGATTAGATACAACTTTCCCATTGAAGATTGGACAGATGCACAGGTCATGGAGTATGTGAAGGATAGCGAACTGCTACCAAAACATTATAAAGTTGCTAACACAGGACTAGACTGTATGCACTGCACAGCGTACTTAGCTGAGAATACATGGAAGTTGCAATACTTGATAGAGAATCACCCAATAGTGGCAAAGGAAGTAAGCAGAAGATTCAAGATTATAAAGAATGAAATAGATAAAGAAATGAAGCATTTAAACGAAATACTGGACATATAATGGCTAATCTTTTTGATCCACAAGAAACATACGATAACACCTATCAAGGTCAACGTGATAGACGATATGACCACAATGCTGCTATGGGCATCTTGGGTGCAAATACAGCACCACAGACACAGAATGTAGGTGGCTGGGCTGTAGCACCTAGTGCCACATCTCAACTTGCCAATGCGTTAAAGCAATATAGTGCTATGAAGCAATTTAACAATACTATGCCGCCTACAATAACTGCAACACCATTAGCGACACCTACCACTGAGGTAAGTTATGGCAACTGATAAGTATTCAGAAAAATATGGTCAGTTAAGCGGTGCTGACCTAGAGATACTAGGTGCTAGAGAGCAAGCTGCTACTGCTCGCGCACTCAGGACTGCATTTAAGCCAGCCCAAGGACAGATGGTAGGTGGATGGTATGTTAAGCCAGCATTGACACAGAATCTAGCTGATGCTTTGATGCAATACAACAATTACCAAGATGAGAAAGCTGCTAGAGAGCAATACAAGGCTTTGGTAGGCCAGAAAAAACAAGGCATGAAAGATGTCGCAGCGCAAGTAGCTGGGCTAGACTTGGGACAAGGAACACCTGCACATCAAGTCCAAGTACCAGCAGTTGAAAGTGGTGCAACCAATGCAAAACTAGACGAATTGCTTGCTAGTGGATACGGCTCAGATGCACAAGGTCAACCGTTATTCGATGCTGCGCCTACCCCATCGGCTACCCCATCGGCTATGCCGAATGATGGCGCACAGGCTTATATGCCACCTACAGCAGAGGCTACAGGCAATGTAAACGCTAATCCTACGAACAATCAGTACATGGGTACTCCATCGGACATGACTGCATCCGATAACGTACCATTGGCTAATGCGGTGCGTAACGCGCCCTTAGAAGGTGCTGTAGCTGGTGCTAATGCACAATCTGCTATACCACAAGCAGTCAACGGACAAACAATTAACCCTGCTATACCAGCAGCAAATCAAGCTAGTGCAGATGGGATGTTACCAGCAGTTACCGTTAGACCAGAGCCAGAGCCTAGCCAATTAGCGCAAATGCTAAAGGGTGAAGGTCAGTATGCACCAACACAAGCTGCTACAGTTAGGAATGTACCCAAGTCTGGTGGCTACAGCGAAGCTGCTGTAATTGCTGCTGCAACTGCTGCTTTCCAAAACGATCAGCCTGAGTTGGGTAAATCGCTAATGGATTATGTGAAAGAACGCAGGGTCAATGATGCTGCTATGGCTGGTCACGGTAAGGGTGTGGCTGTAGAAGGCCGACTGCTTAACCCACTCACAGGAGAGCCTATAGGTACAAGGCAGCCTAAACAACCAGCAGCAGCTAATCTTGGTACTGATTTTGCGAGATTTAATCCTGATACTGGCAAATGGGAAGTTAACACACCTGTAGTTGACAGTCGGACAAAAATAGCAACAGCAGGTAAGACAACAGTCGAAAACAAGATGATTAACCAAGTCGAGGGTAGTGCTAGGATGCACACCAATGAGGACTTCATTAAGAATAGCTATAGACCTATACAAGATGCTGCTAAAGCTAGTCAATTAGTATCAGGTAGGCTAGATGCGTTAGAAAGTTTACCAATTAGCGAAAAAACTGGTTGGGGAACTGAGGCTCAAGCTAAAGCTGCTGAAGTATTGGTTGGCATGGGGTATAAGGGTGATGAGGCCAAACAACTAGCATCGAACTCGCAGACATTTAGAGCAATCCAAGCTAGACAGGTTAATGACGAGTTGAATTTGGCTAAAGGCCCACAAACCGAAGGCGATGCTGTACGCGCTAAATCGACATTCGCATCACTTGGCAATACACCACAAGCTAACAAATTTATCAATGACCTGCAACGTGCCATTATACAAAGAAAAGGTGCTGAAGCGAAATTCTACCGTGACCATTACGACCAAGCACTAAAGGATGGTGATTTATCAGTAATGGAACGTGCATGGATTAACAGTCCAGAAGCAAATAGGTCTATATTTGATTCTCCTATCATGTCTAAATGGAATAAACCTGCTGTTACTGCTAATCCAACAGCAACCTATTCTGATTCAGCAGAAGAAGCGCGTTACCAAGCATACAAAGCTGCGAACCCTAAAGGAAGATAAATGTCTGACGAATCAGAAAAATTTAAATTTAGGGCTAGGCTAGAGGCTGAACAAGAAGCCGAGCAAGGCACTCCTACACCACGAACAACCATAGACATTAAGACAGGGCCAGTAAAATCGCCCCTATCCAGATTTGCTCATGGTGCTATAGACCCTATCAACGAAGCTGCTTCCATGCTTCCCAAGGGACTAGAGGCCGTTACTTCATTGGGCGGTAACTATCCTAATCCAGTTAGCAACTTCTTTGGCTCTGAGGCTAGTCGTGTACAAGCTATGAACAAGGCTAATGAGGCTGAATATAAGGCTGCAAACACAGGCTTACAGGGTACGGATGTAGCTAGACTAGCTGGAAACGTATTTAGCCCTACCAATCTTGCTGTAGCATCTAAGATACCTATGGTACTTAGGGGTGCAAACGCTGTTAAGGCTGGTGCTGCTGCTGGCACGGTTGGTGGTGCTACTGAACAAACAGATGTAAACGCACCTGACTATTGGGCTAACAAAGCAATAGAAACAGGTAAAGGTACTGTGATCGGTGCTGGTACTTCTGGGCTATTGGCTGGTGGTGCAAGGGTAATTAGGCCAGAAACTAACGAGAAAGTCGCTTCTTTACTGCGCCAAGGAGTTACCCCTACACCAGGTCAAACGCTTGGCGGTATGTGGAACTCGATAGAGGAAAAAGCACAATCATTACCTATTGTTGGCGATGCTATCAGATTTAGCAGAGGTAAGGCACAGGAAGAATTCAATACTGCTGCCATGAATCGCGCGTTAAACCCTATAGGTGAGAAGTCAACTGCTATCGGCAGAGAAGGAATGACTGAGGTTAAAACCAAGTTGGGTAATGCGTATGATGCTGTATTGCCTAATGTTAGTTTTGTACCAGATGCTCAATGGCTTGCCGAAAAGAATAATTTTCAAAAACTTATATCTGGCCTAGCACCACAAGAACAAGGAACATACAATCGCATTATGGGCGAGGTAATGCACCATGCAAGCCCTAATGGTCACATGACAGGGGAAACCTTTAAGATTGCTGCTGGTCATCTAGGTGAGAAAGCAAAGGCATTTTCAGGTTCTCCAGATCCGTATGCTAGGGAACTAGGCGATGCTCTGAATGGTACGTTAGATTCCATGCGCCAAACATTAATTCGCGCTAATCCGATGTATGCAGACAGATTAAAGGCTATTGATACTGGCTATGCTAATTATGTGAGATTGCGCCAAGCAGCCAATTCTACCAATGCTGGTGCTAGGGAAGGGGTGTTTACTCCTGCACAACTCGCTGCCGCTGTACGCGCACAAGATAAGTCAGTAGGCAAGGGTGCTAGTGCTACAGGAAATGCTTTAATGCAAGATCTAGCTGAACAGGGTACGAATATCTTGGGTAGCAAAGTACCTGATTCTGGTACGGCTGGAAGAATAGGCTTGGGAGTTGGTGCTGGTGGTGCTGCTTATGGTGTTGGTGCGCTTGTTCCTGCCGCTATCGGATTGGGTACTGCTAGTCTACCTTATCTTCCTGGTGGCCGTAATATTGCTTCTGCGATACTTACAAAACGACCAGAACAAGCCCAGATGCTTGCCGATGCGATAAGGAAGGCTAACCCCTTGCTTTCTGGGTCTGCTGCCATGATAAGCTCTAATCAGGGAAATTAACCATGAATAGAACGCTACACCCAATAATGTTGTTAATATCGACACATTCTAATTATAACACAAGAGGTTAAACGATGGCCTTCAATTGTTCAGTAACCCCTTTTAAGCTGAGTACGCTTCCTTTCTCTGGCTGCATTACAGATGTTGCATCTTCTTAATCCATTCCTAAAAGGATGCCCATACTTGCAATGTGTGCGAGCCTTTCGCGCTATTGAACTAGCTTGTGCGCCCAAAGATAGCCCAGCTAAATCCCTAAAGATTGTCTTGGCTAATATATCTGGTAGTGCAAACCCACGTTCTGATCGGCTAATAATGGTATCTGGTTTAAGCCCAGATTGTTCAGCTAAATCCGCTACTCTATACACTACGTTATCGACTGTAATAAAGCGGTTAATTCTGCGGTTGTGCTGTTGTTCTTTGCGTGTAGACCACTTGCAATTAAATTTACTGTACCCTTGGTTGTTATCTATTCTGTCTAGCGTAGTACCGACAGGCTTTAACCCCATATCTGCAATGAAGGAATGATAGCTAATAGACCATTCGGCACAGACTGTAATGCCCCTACCACCATAATTCTGATAGTGTGGATTGTTGGGATTGTTACACCTAGACTTCATTCCACACCAAGTGCTGTATAATGGGGGTGCAATCAAATATGACATATATTAACCGTGTACATAAAATGGTATTATGGCACATAATGGAAGGGAAAGCAAATGCCACCTTTTAATGGGGTAGGAACATATACGTTGACTGCTGGTCAGCCAGTAGTCGCAGGAACAGACATACTAGATTCAACATTCAATACTTTGACTGCTGATCTAGCTACTGCGCTGTCTACTTGCGTAACAAGGGATGGGCAATCGCCACCCACCACTAACCTACCTATGGGGTCATTTAAACTCACAGGATTGGCTGCTGGGACTGCTGCTGGTAATTCTGTAAGGTTTGAGCAACTCCAAACTGGTGTAAACAAGCTAATAACCGTAGCTGGAACTGGCGATGTAATCACAGGGGTAATGACACCTACTTACGGTGCTTATACCAATGGCGATATGTTCACCTTTATCGTTGGATCGACCAATACTACTAATGTAACCATCAACATAGACGGTCTAGGGGCTAAAGCTATCACCAATGGCACTACAACATTAACTGCTGGTGCATTAACTGCCAATCGAGTAGTCGTTATACAGTACGATGGTACAAGATTCCAGTTATTAAACAGCTACTTAGTTACTCCCATTACAGGTACAACAGGATCAACAGTAGTACCTTCTGGCACAACAGCACAGCGCGATGTAGCCCCAAGTGCAGGATATGTAAGGTATAATACAACCACAGCGACCTTCGAGGGTTACGGCTCTGCATGGGGTTCAATCGGTGGCGGTGCTACTGGTGCTGGTGGTGATACAGTATTTCAGGAAAACAGCCTCATTGTGACTACAAACTATACGCTGACTACTAACAAATCAGCTTGTAGCGTTGGGCCAATTACGATTAATGGTGGTGTAGTAGTTACCGTGCCTGGTGGCGCGAGATGGGTGGTATTATGAGTTCATTAATAGTTTCAGGAGACACATCGGGTTCGATAACACTAAGCGCACCTGCGGTATCGGGTAGCTCTGTACTCACCCTTCCAGTAGCTACCGACACCCTAGTGGGCAAAGCCACGACTGATACGCTGACGAATAAGAGCATAGCGGTAACGCAGTTGACAGGAACACTACCAGTAGCTAATGGCGGTACAGGAACTACCACAGGGTACTATGGCTTCAAGAACCGCATCATAAATGGCGCGATGGTGATTGACCAAAGGAATGCGGGGGCTTCTCAAACATTTACAGCAGCAGCAGCCCTAGCTTATTCCGTAGACAGATGGTATGGCTATTGTACTGGTGCAAACGTCACAGGTCAGCAAGTTGCTGGCGCAACAACCCCAACAGTAACTCAAAATAGATATAGGTTTACTGGTGCTGCATCTGTCACCGCAGTAGGCTTTGGTCAACGCATTGAACAAAAGAATTCTTATGATTTGGCTGGCTCTACTTGTACTCTATCAGCAGACTTAGGTATATCTGCAACACTAACTACAGTTACTTGGACAGCGTACTATGCCACCACAACAGCGGATACCTTTGGCACATTGGCAAGTCCGACAGTTACCTCAATTGCTACAGGAACATTTACAGTTAGTGCAACAGTCACCAACTTTTCTGCAAATATCAGTATTCCAGCGGCAGCAACTACGGGTATACAAATCTTGTTTACTGTGGGCGCATTAACAGCAGGTCTAACTTGGACTATTGGTAATGTCCAACTCGAAAAAGGCTCAACAGCAACGAGCTTTGATTACAGACCTTATGGGACTGAGTTGCAGTTGTGTCAGAGGTACTATGAAACATCTTATGGGCAAGGAATAACAATTGGTACTGCAACATATAATGGTTATGTTGGCGGCATACGTGGGTCTGGCGGTTGGCCGTTTTCAAATGTATTCCGAGTTGAAAAGCGAGCCACACCAACAATGACAATTTATTCTCCTGCAACAGGAGCATCTGGAAAAATTGTAGCGGATGGAGCTGGTGATGAAACTGGTACTACTACAGCAACAACGTCTGGATGCAGATATTCAGGAACAGGTACTACAGTTGGGCAAGCATATGGCGTTCAGTATGTTGCTTCTGCGGAGTTATGATTATGTATAAAACTCAAATAGACTTTTATTCTAAGATTGCTAATGCAGTTCAGCGTTTATCTGACAATGCTTGCATCCCTTTCGACCCCGCCAACACAGACTACCAAGCCTACCTTGCATGGATAGCCGAAGGCAACACACCACTTTCCGCAGATGAGGTAACACCATGATTCACTTCAACCAAATAGCAAACCCGCCACATCCTACATATAGACCAATGTGCGTAGCTTGCGAGGGGCGAGGCGTAGTACCCAGTATGTCAATGAAGTCGGTGCAACGCTGTGAGAAATGCAACGGCACAGGGAAGAAGGCATAATGTACACACGCTTCCTAATCTACCTAACCGCTTTGGAGAACATATAATGGCGAGTGTTATCGCAGCAGGTCTTACAACAGGAACGGCAATAGCCATTTCAGGAGATACCTCTGGGGCTTTAGTCCTACAAACTAATGGAACTACCACAGCAGTCACTATCTCCACAGCGCAAGTTGTGACATTAGCACAGCCCCTTCCTGTGGCTAGTGGTGGAACAGGCTCTACATCTACTACCTACTGTGCCTTGGCAACTAATGTGTCAGGCACATTGCCAGTAGCTAATGGAGGAACTGGAGTAACAACTAGCACAGGTACTGGTGCTAATGTATTGGGGACTTCTCCAACTCTGACTACACCTACATTTGATTCTGCCTCACTTGTCACAATCTCTGGTACAGCACCACTCTATATGTGTAGAGCATGGGTTAATTTTTTAGGATCTAGTGGGGCAATTAGCAGTTCCGGTAATGTCACTTCCGTTACGCGGGTTAGTGCTGGCAAATACACCGTCAATTTCACCACTGCTATGCCTAACGCAAATTACTGCACCATCGTATCTGGTGGTAATGGACCAGGGACAGGTCAGACAGTAGGACAGGATTTTGTAGCAGCTGCTCCTGGAACAACGTCTGTCACTGTATATTGCGCAACAAATGGTGTAGGGTATGCAGATCCAACAGGACCTGGTTATATGAATGTCTCTATTTTCAGATAATATATTTCATGTACACACGCTTCCTAATCTACTTTCTAGCAGACCTTACAATTAATCTTGTAGGCTTTACAATTAACCCCTTCCTTCCTATCTTTGCTGATAGCGAAGGTAATCTACCCTCATGGCTACGTTG